CCAGCAGAGGCTCCAGTAGCTGATGCAGTAGCACCTACGGCAACTGAAGCGGCAGGCGATGGCAACAAAGCAGAAGACATCCTAGCGATGATCAGAAGCCGCCAAAGCTAGTTTAATACTGAGCGGGTGTAGTAGTTTATGCTACACCCTATTCAGACAATCTGATAAGGAGATACAATGGCTAATAAAGCATTTGACGTTTCTAAGTTTCGTAAAAACTTAACTAAATCAATCACAGGCATGAGTAGTGGGTTTAATGACCCTACGGATTGGATTAGTACAGGTAACTATGCCTTAAACTATCTTATTAGTGGCGACTTCCACAAAGGTGTTCCACTAGGTAAGGTAACTGTTTTTGCAGGAGAATCTGGTGCAGGTAAATCATATATCTGTGCAGGTAATATTGTAAAGGCGGCACAAGATCAAGGTATCTTTGTAGTTCTAATTGACTCAGAGAACGCACTTGATGAAAGTTGGTTGAAAGCTCTTGATGTAGATACATCAGAAGACAAACTACTAAAACTTAACATGTCAATGATTGATGACGTTGCTAAAACTATTAGTACGTTTATGATTGACTACAAAGCAATGCCAGAGGAAGAACGTCCTAAGATTTTGTTTGTAGTTGATAGTTTGGGTATGTTGCTAACACCTACAGATGTTGATCAGTTTAACAAAGGTGATATGAAAGGTGATATGGGTCGTAAGCCTAAAGCACTAACATCACTTGTACGTAATACTGTTAACATGATTGGTAGTTGTAACGTAGGATTAGTTTGTACTAATCATACATATGCATCACAGGATATGTTTGACCCAGATGACAAGATCAGTGGTGGACAAGGTTTTATCTATGCATCAAGTATTGTTGTTGCAATGAAAAAACTAAAGCTAAAAGAAGACCTTGACGGTAATAAAATTAGCGAAGTGCGTGGTATTAGAGCAGGTTGTAAAGTAATGAAAACTCGTTATGCAAAACCGTTCGAAGGCGTACAAGTTAAGATTCCTTATGAAACAGGTATGAATCCTTACAGTGGATTGGTTGACTTGTTTGAGAAAAAAGGATTACTTGTCAAAGACGGAAATAGACTAAAGTACACTGATTCTAAAGGTAATGAAGTAAAAGAATATCGTAAAGTGTGGGAAGCAGGCGGTGACGCTCTTGACACAATTATGATGGACTGGAATAACATTGCAGAAGCAGTAGACATGGTTGAAGAATCAGTAGTCGAAACTGAAGTCAAAACTGAAGTCGAAACACAACCAACTGAATAACTATAGCAGTATTAACTAAGGAGATTACATTGGATACAGGTTCAAATATTATAGAAGTGTGGCAAGTGTTTAAAGAATATTTAGACAAAAAGCACATTGAAACTGTTGCTGAAAAGTTTGTTGATTTATGTGCTGATCTAGGTACTAGTGATGAAGCATTTAGAGAAGCATTAGGATCTGACAGCAACTTAGATAAAGCTATTGGTTATTATTTAGAAGAAGACGTTGACGAAGATTCGTACGATAACGAGGACGATTACTGATGGGATGGTATTCTGATATAGCTCGAGACATTAGTAACATTCCTAATGCTATCAACTACTATGAAGATCAATTAGTAGAAGCTAGAAAGGAATGTAAGATTAAAGGCAATGTTGAACGTGCATCAGCTGAGATGCCGGGTGTTGTTGAACAACGATTTAATCAACTACAAGAACTTGAAGCAATATTAGAATACCTAAACATCGAATTGCGTAGGTTACGTAGTTCGTTCTTTAAGAAATATCTTGAAAGTTACCCGCGAGCATTGTCAAGTCGAGACGTTGAAAAATATGTAGACGGTGAAGCTGACGTTGTTGACTACGAAAAGATTATTAATGAGTTTGCACTAATGCGTAACAAATGGCTAGGAGTTTGTAAGGGCCTAGACCAAAAACAATGGCAACTTACTAATATTGTAAAACTAAGAGTAGCTGGCATGGAAGATGCTAGTATATAACACACAGGACTAAAATACGAATATGAATTATCAATTACCAGGGGAAAGAAAAGCGATTGAGAAGTGGGACACACTTCCAGGCGATATCAACTTTGTATTACGAGAAGGTGATGAAGTTGGTGATGATGGCGGCTGTGCATTAGGTGGTGCATGGGTTAAGAAAACTAGCCAAGAACTTTTTGGAAATAAAAAAGTTGTTATCTTTGGATTACCAGGAGCGTTTACGCCAACCTGTAGTTCAGAACAACTACCAGCATACGAAAAAATGTACGAACAATTTAAAGCAGAAGGTGTCGATGAAGTTTATTGTGTAAGCGTTAACGATGCATTTGTAATGAATGCTTGGGCAAAAGAATTAGGTTGTACTAAAGTTAAATTACTAGCAGATGGTAATGCAGACTTTACACATGCTATTGGTATGCTTTGTAATAAAAGAGATAAAGGCTTTGCAAATAGATCATGGAGATATGCTATGTATGTTGAGAACATGATTGTTAGCGAAAGTTTTATTGAAGAAGGCTATAACAACGAAGGAACAGATAATGATCCTTACGAAATGTCAACACCTGAAAATGTAAACCAATATATACAAACTTTAAATCGTTAAAGTTTAAATACTAGTATGAGACACGTACTAGTAACAGGTGGCTTTGATCCACTACATTCAGGACACATTAACTATTTTAAGGCCGCAAAACAATTAGGTGATAAACTAATTGTTGGATTAAATTCAGATGAATGGCTGACTCGAAAAAAGGGTCGGCCATTTATGCCTTTTAAAGAACGTCTTGCTATCATTAAAGAACTAGCTATTGTAGATAAAGTTATCAGTTTTGATGACAGCGATGATAGTGCATGTGGTGCAATATTTCTTACTATGTCAACTACCACAGGCAAAATTATATTTGCTAACGGTGGCGATAGAACAAACACTACAACTCCTGAGTATGCTACATACGGTGATCATCCGAGTGTAGAATTTGCATTTGGAATTGGTGGCGAAAACAAAGCTAACAGTAGTAGTTGGATACTAGACGAGTGGAAAACACAAAAGACACAACGTGACTGGGGCTACTGGCGTGTACTTGATGACAAACCAGAAAAAGGTTACAAAGTAAAAGAGCTTGTAATTTATCCAGGGAAAGCACTAAGTAATCAAAAACATTTTAAACGTAGTGAACAATGGAATATATTAGAAGGCGAAGTTAAAATGGTAACTGAATGGGACGGCCGCACTGAGATTGCTTACCTAAC